AGGTGCTAATTCTAGTACAGAAACACCTTTAACATTAACTTTGGGTACAACCTATACAGTAACAGTAGGTGCTGGTGGTAGTTTAAATGGAGATGGAAATGATAGTGTTTTTTCTACAATAACTTCTATTGGTGGTGGTGGTGGTTCACAAGGTAACCCAGGTCGTACTGGAGGTTCAGGTTCAGGTGGTTCAGGAGATGGAGGTAATGAAAGTGGTGGTTCAGGTACAGCTAATCAAGGAAGGCCTGGTGGACAAGGTGGTTCAGGTAATGGTTCAGGTGCAGGTGGTGGAGGTGGTGCTTCTGTTCAAGGTTCTGCTGCTGGTGGTGGTGGCGACCAAGATAATGGTGGTGCAGGTGGTGCAGGTTTAAGTTCATCTATTACTGGTTCTGCTGTAACTAGAGCTGGTGGTGGTGGAGGTGGTTCTGCTGATGTTTCTACTGTAAATGGTGCAGGTGGTGCAGGAGGTGGAGGTAATGCAGGAGTTGCAGGAACAGTTAACACAGGTGGTGGAGGTGGTGGAGGAGATAGATGGGGTTCTCCTGAGACTCCAGGTGCAGGTGGTAGTGGTATAGTTATTTTAAGATATCCAAATACTAAAACAGTTACTGTAGGTGTAGGTTTAACATCATATACTGCAACTGATGGAGATTACAAAGTTACTACTTTTATTGAAGGAACAGATACAATTAGTTTTAGTTAGGAAATTATGGCACATTACGCATTTATTAAAGACAATATAGTAACAGAAGTAATTACTGGAAAAAATGAAACTGAAACAGCACCTGAAGGTTTTGCTGATTGGGAAGCATATTACTTAACAAAAAGACCTGACCAAGATGCTTGTAAAAGAACTTCTTACAATACAGTAGGTAATACACATACTGATGGAGGAACTCCTTTTAGAGGTAACTACGCAGGAGTTGGTTATAATTATGATAGTATTAATGATGTTTTTACTGCATCTCAACCAGTAATAGAAGGTAAAACATTTCAACTAAACGAAACAACTTGGTTATGGGAAGAAGTAGAATAGCTTTTCCTGCCACCACAGGAAATAAAAGAGGAGTGCCACCACACTCCTCTTTTTGTATGATATAATCCTGCTTATGGATTTTATAATTGGATTTTTATTAGGGTATTTTTTAAAAGAAATTAGTTCTTATCTTAAAAAATTAAGTAAGTGGGACTATGATAATTCTTGGGATAAAGAATGGGACTGGATGTCGCATGAGGATTTACCATAAATGACAAACGGCAATGGCTATACCCAAAAGGAACTTCTCAATATGGTTATTGAACGACTAGATAAAATAGAAGATAAGTTAGATTCTAAGTTAGACAAACAAGAATTTTATAAAGTATTAACATTAATTGTAGCAATAGGTGGTGTTATTGTCGCTGCATTAATGTAGGAGAACAATGTCACAAATAAAAATAGACACAAAAACACTAGCACCTATAGTATTTACAGTAATACTTAGTGCATTTGGTTGGGTATTCAACTCAATAGAAGAAATTAAATCACATCAAAACGCTTGTGATGCTATGGTATTAGAGATGAATAGTGAACTTGATATGTTAGAAAGTAACTTTACTGAATTACTTTTTAAATTAAATGGATAAGATATGTGTATGGTAAAAGAAAAAGAAGATGGTTCGTTTGTACAAATTTGTAATTGTGAGCACGGCAGTGATAACTGCACTAATAACTAGCTTTAGTAATATACTATCATTATACTTAGTTAAACGAGAAAATAGGAGATATGATGGCAGTTCCAGATAGAGTTAAAGCTATTATGAAAAAGAACAATCTTAAAGGTGTTAATCAACCTAAACGTACACCTGGTCATAAAACAAAATCACATGTTGTTATGGCTAAAGAAGGTGACACATACAGATTAATTAGATTTGGACAACAAGGCGTTAGAGGTGCTGGTAAAAATCCTAAAAGTAAAAAAGATAGAGCACGTAAAAAGTCTTATTATGCTAGACATAATGCACAAGGTAAACCTAAATCTAAATTATCTGCTAAGTATTGGTCACATAAAGTTAAGTGGTAATGGCTGTTGTGGTAGTAAGTAATGTTTAAAAAAATAAAAGATAATCTAGGTTTAGTTGTTACAGGCATAGCTCTTATGTCCTCTGTTGGTGCAGGAATACAATCACTTAATGCTGTACTTACTACATTAACTGGTATTGATGACAGGATGAATAATATAGAGTATGAGTTTAATGCTTTAAAAGAAAGCACAATGGTTTCTAATGATATTGCTGTTCTTTATGAAAAGATTAATGATTTAGAGATGGCAGCTGCTAATTTAGGTAGAGCTAATGAGCAAATTGCTTACCTACAATCAGAAATAAATAGTATTAGACAAGATGTTATGGATAGTGGTTGGGATTTAGACCAGAAATATATACCAGAAAAGTGGGAATGGACAGACCTTAATACCAAATCTGTCAGACTTGAAACACAAATACAAGTTTTAGAACAAAGAATGTGGGAAATAGACACACTTGATGATAGAATTACTTGGTTAGAAAGTAATAGATAAGGTTAAGTAGTAATGGGTAAAACAGTAAGCTGGCAGTGGGGAGGTAAAACTTATAGTGGTACTTTCATTAGAGAAACTAAAACACATATTTTTGCTAGAACTAAAAATGGAAAAATTAAACGCATCGTTAAAAAGAAAAAGAAATAATGCCGTTACCTGGTGCATATGTTAACCGAAGTAATACAATTGGTCAGTATTGTAGTAATTGCGAATATTATTCTAATAACTATTGCGTTAAATTTCAGGAACAAGTAGCACCATATGGTTGGTGTGCAGTATGGGAACCAATAGATGAAGTACGAAGTTCTTAGAGTAAGTAGTCAAAAAGACTCTACATCAGGTTTGCTATTTGAAGTCAACAATGGTAAACGTACATTTCTTTGTTATACATTAGAAGATGAACAACGTGATGTTAAAGTCTGGGGTGAAACACGTATACCTGCTGGTACTTACAAGCTAGGTTTACGTACAGAAGGTGGCTTTCATAACCGTTATCTGTCCAGATATGGTGCAGACTTTCATAAAGGTATGATATGGGTGCTAGATGTACCTGGCTTTGAATGGATACTATGGCATTCAGGTAATACAGATGAGAATACTGCAGGTTGTTTGCTACTGGGTAATTCACAAGAAAGTAACCTTGTGAAAAAAGATGGGTTTATAGGTGCTAGTCGTGATGCATATAAGCTTGTGTATCCTCGTGTATTAGCTGCTATTGAATCAGGATTAGATGTAGAAGTAGAGTATATAGATTATGATGGTGATGTTAAAGAAATATCTAATAAGTCAACTGATGATGTCATACTTACAAGTACAGTTATGGAAAAATTACAAGAAATAAGTGGTGAAGTTCAAGTTTTATCTGCTAAACTAGACGGCAGGAGAATTACATAATGCCAAAAAATATGCCTTTTAAAGGTTCTAAAAAACTCGGAAATGAATTTGACCCAGATATAGTGGGCGAAGATGGATTAGATTTTGATGAAGATAATTTTGAATTAGATTTAGATGAAACTAATTCTGAATTAGATACTGATTATAGTGGTGCAGATAAAATTGAAGGACAAGGTTTTGATAGACTAGCTAATCAAACACAAATAGAAGATTTTGGTACACAAACTGTAGGTAGAGTTTCTGGTAGAGAAGGTAGTAGTTACTCTGATTTTATAAGTAAAGCTAGTGTTAGTAAATTACAATCTTTAAAAGGTATGTTTCAAGGTGATAAAGACGTACTAAATATTATTGATGAAGAAATAAATAGAAGAGCTGAATTAAAAACTAAAATTCCTGGCTCACCATCAGGTATTAAAGGCCCACAAATAGCTGAATCAGCTGCTCCTAAATACTATACAGAATCTGAAATTAAAAAAGGTACAGCATTTTATAAAGAAGAACTTGCAACTATTGATAAGTATTTGACAGAAATAGAAGACATAGACCCTAAAGTACGTGCTGCATTAGCAGAAGAAGCTGCTGAATTAGAAACTAATTTAGAAATAGAAAAAGCTATGTTTGGTCAACCACTTGAAGAAGCTGCAGCTGTAGAAAGTGTTATAAAAGCTGGTATTAAACAACCAGAAATATTAGCTGACCTTGATAAATCTGTTGATAAATCAGGTAAAACTGTTTTAGAATCTATGACTGAAGATGTAGGCAAAGCTACTTCTGAAAATTTTTATGATAGAACATTTGAACAAACACAATCAAGATTAACTAGCAAATATGCTAAAAGTTATATAAGAAATATGTCAGACCAATGGGGTGAAACTAAAGGTATTCTTGGTGATGCAGGTCCTGTACAAATAGAAAAAACAATTGTTAAAAAAGGTGATGTATTACCTACTGGTGGTAAAGCTAAAAAAACAAGTTTACGAAATGTTGAAATGGCTATGCCATTAGATGATAGACAAATTATAGCTGGACAAAAATTAGTTCGTGAAAAAACTAGTGCTGAAAAAAAGATTAAATCTTTAGAAGACCTTAGTAAAAAAATGCATTTACAGGGTCTTAGTACTCCTGAATCTGCAGCTGAAATAAACCGTCTTAAAAAGGATGTAAAAAATATGGAAAGCACTCTTAAAAAAATGAGGAAAAACCTTATGCCTATAGCTGCTGATATGCCTGGTGAAACATTTCTAGGTAAAATAGATAGAGGTAAAGCATTTCCTGTTAAAGAAAGTACTAGTAAAGCTGGTAGCTATTATCTTACTGCTACTTATGAAGATGAATTAAATAAATCAAAAACTGGTATTACAAAAGAACCTACTCCAGATTTTACTGCTGAATTTAAAAGACAAAATCCTAGAGTTGCTGCTGCAACTAGAGGCGCACCAGACCCAGGTTCTCCATTAGGAGTAAACAAACCAGCATCTTCAGTTAAAGCTACAGATTTAGGTGACATAAAGCAATCAAAATCATACGTTAAAAAATATGAAGAAGCTTATCCAAAAATTTTAAAAACATTAATAGCTGATGCAGGACAAGTAGTAGACAATTTAGCTAAAGCAGACCCAGCTCTTATTAAAAAAGCAGCTGCAAGTGCTGCTATAATCGCTAGTAATTTTGCAAAAAGAAATCCTAACATCTCAGCAGGATTAATGTTATACTCAGGATTAGTAAATCGTAATAAAAAAGAAGAGGATTATTTTAAATAATGAATGCTGAATATAAAGTTATATTAGAAAAAACTGTATGGACATTTGTTGAAGCATTTATATCTGCATTGACAGTTGCTCCATTAGTTGGTGTAGATGCAGAGGCTTTACAGTTAGCTGCGTTATCAGGTGGTGCAGCAGCGTTAGTAGTTGTTAAAGAGTTTGCTAAAAAACAATTAGTTAAACCTGTTAAAAAAGTAAGTAAGTAAAAATGGTTAGCGAATACATAACACCTTACAGAAAAATATCAGATAAAAAAACTGTATACGATACTAAATATAGAAGTTCATGGTCTGCTAAACCAAACACACCTACTATAGGTAATCCGCAAGGTAAGGTTGGTCCGCAAGGTAAAGTTGTAGGTAATACACGTGGATTAAATAAACCTGTTATAAAAAGTACTGCTCGAATAGGTAGTTCTTATAAAATTCCAGCAACAGGAAGACCTGTTGGTTTACAACAAAACAGAGTTGGTGGTGCAATAGGTAGAGACTTATACAAAATAATAGCTAGTCATAAGGAAACTCC